AAAGTTCTTCGAACCATTGGAACGGCAATTTTTTGGAATACACCAGATGTTCCATAGTTTGCACTACCAACACCATCACCAGCACCAAACGAATCTGCCCCAGTACCCCATCCAGTTGTTTCCATCAAAGAGTTATGTTGATTTTCCAACATAATAGCTGTTGATTTTTTAATCTTAGATGATGTAATTGGAGATCCTTCATCTAGAACCCCTCCCCATTTTTTTATAAGGTCTTTTACATTCATGCTTGTTTCCTCCTACTTTTATTATAATATTTTAAATTTTGTTTTCTTGTAATACTTTTACATATTGCTTCATTACATCTTTGAAAGGACTTGAAGATTCGTCTTTCTTATCATCATCGTCTTCATCGTCCTCATCATCTTTGTCTTTCTTATCGTCATCATCGTCATCGTCTTCTTCGTCTTTCTCATCTACACTACCTTTACCTTTTTTGTCGTCATCTTCATCGTCTTTGTCTTTCTTATCGTCATCATCCTCATCGTCTTCTTCTTTATAAGCTTCAAGAATGATATCGAATTTTTTATCTATTTCAGATTTATCAGTAACGCTGTCTAACATTTCCATAACATATTTTTTCTGGCCTTCTGTAAGACCATCGCATTTTCTTCTTAAATAAATTTCAGAAGCCATTTCTTGAGCATCTTTACGAGTTTCAAGATTTTCCTCAATTTGTTTATTCATGCTTTCACGTAATTTAAGAATTTCTTCTTTCGCTTCTTTCAAAAGCCCCTTTACTTCCTCATCTAAAAGTCCTTCATCTACACTCAAACGAATTTTAAACTGTTCAATCAAATCATGATAAAGTTCGCCTTTTTTAGCAAATTCAATAATTTTATCAGGAATTGTTAATTCTTCATCAAGAACAGAGTCTACAAAATTCGAAAATTTGCCTGTAATTTCTTCTTTGTATTCTTCAAATTTTCCTTCATAAGACTCAACCAGTTTATCCTTTTCTTCTTTTAGAATTGTATTAACCTTTTCTTGAGCTTTCACTCCAATAAGTGTTTCAAGTTTTTCCTTAATTTGAGTTTGAGTTGATTCATCCAACTTATTCGCACCCAACATTTCAAGAAGTTTATCCATATCTTATTCCTCCTATTTATTTTAAAAATTATACTTTCTTTTATGTTATTTATACATATACTATAAAAATAGCATAAATATTCTAATATTCAATAATATCAAATGATTTGAATTAGAGATTTTTATCTATATTTTCTATTACTTGCCAAATTTTTCTCTTTAAATATTCTTTAGCGTCCTCTATGGTTGGTTCTTTTTTGAAGTACTCATCAAATGATTTACCTTCGTAAATACCTTTTACCCAAGATGGCCCATTTGAAGGATCAGTAACAAGATCCCAAGTTATTAAATTAAAATCTTCATTTACATAACCATCATCCGCAACTGTTCCCAATCCTCTAGAACTAATACCCATATTGCCTTCTTTTATTAATGTTTTCGCAATATTACCCATAGGAGTATCCAGTACTTTAGCCTTACCATAAAGATTATTTCCTTTCCACTCTAGTTGAGTTGTTAGTATAGCAATCCTATCAGCATTAACTTCGGGCATGTTAGGATGCCCAAGCTCTCCCCAAAGAGATTTCTTTTCAAGTTTTTCATTGATTTTAGAAACCTCTCGTTCTAGTATAGGCTTTTTATACTTACGATTATTTGAATTTACAATATCTGCACTGGAAAAAATCCCAGCAACATATGTATTATTGTTTTTACTATCTTCTATAATTTCAAAATCATATGATGTTTCTGTTATTAATCTTACTTCCATTTTATTCACTCCTATTATGTTAGTATGCTATATTTATTATACAGAAGAAACAAGCTCTGTAAATGATGCACCTGTTTTAGTTGCTACTAGATTTAATACAACATATTCAGCAGCTATTGTTGGTTTAACATATATATCACACCATAATTCATTTCTTGCAATTCTTTCACTAGTATTGTTTCTATCATCACAAACAACTAGATAATCATATATACCTCTTCTAGATTTAACATCTCTCAAGAAAGGTTCAATCATATTTATAATTTGAATTCTCGTAAATGCATCATTCGGATCAAATAAGAAATATTTTAATGCTGTCGATATTGACTTAGCCAAAATAATAAATAATCTTCTTACATTTACTCTATTAAATGCTGAAGATTTGTCCAACATATTTTTTTGACCCCAAACAACTTTTCCTTGACCAGCAAAAGAAACAATTGGATTTAAACCATTTTTATAAAGAGTATCTCTTTCACCCTTTGTTGGATTCCAAGCTAGCTTTCGTATACCAGACAAAATAGCTCTATTAAGTCCTGCTGGTGCAAACCAAGGATCAGAAACATTATCTGTATTAGCATAAATTCCAGCTACATGACCAGAAGACGGCACCCAGCGATATCTTCCACTCCATTTATCATAAATATTTAACCAATTTGCATATACAGCAGCATAACTTGTATTTTCATTAAACTGATATGCTGGTGTTGCATGTGTTCCCAAACGAAAATCTCTACAATCTGTAGATTCGCTTCCTCTGTTATTTACAACTAATGATTTAGGAACATCCAATATAGCCATACAATCTTTTCTTATTTCACAAATATCAATTAATCTTGTTTTAACTGCTGTTGATTTACCAGAATCAATAAAAATATTTACATCTATTTCTTCTGGATTTTGATATAAATCATAACCAGCTATTATATCACTATCTGTTAATGTTCCACCATTTGATCCACCATCATAAAGAGTATAGTCAGTTGTAAAAAATGACGAATAATCAGTATTTTCATGTGCTGATGACATTGCTATTCTAATATAATTAGAAGAACTATTTATTGATGATTCACAAAAAAGATTTTGTCCTTCATCATCAGCTTCTGAAGTGCTTGTAGATACAAGATATTTTTCTACTACACTATATGTAATTGGTGATATGCTTGCTTGAGTTTGACTAGCAGCTTTTACTAATATAAGAAACTGATAATCAGAACTAAATAATACATCACAATCACTAATATCATCATGCAAATCTTGTGATATTCCTATAGGTCCGGCTAATGTTCCTTGTCTTACACTATTATAAGTATCTCTGCCAACTAAAGCTACTTTTATAGATTCACCCCATAATCCTCTACTTTTTGCTATAATTGATAAAGTATATCCATTGTCAGCTCTTCCTGCATCAAAAACAACGCTTTCATTACCAAATTCATCCGGATCTTCTGAAGCAAAATCTGTTAATGTATATGCATCAGATACTGCTGTTGTATATGCTGTTAATGATCCTGAAGCAGCTGGTGTTCCATAAACACCAGCAAATGTAGCACCTGATGGCATCATTCTTGTACAATAAAGAACAGAACCATATTTTAAATAGCCTGTTGCTGCTAAAATATCCTCATATTCTGTTGATGTTGGTTCTCCAAAATTTTCTATTAATTCATCAACACTTGTTACTAGTATTTGTTTTTTTTCTGGCCCTTTCCAGGTATTTTGTAGTACAATAGCACCAATTGAAGTTGCTACAGCAGGTATTGTTGTAGTTAAATCAATTTCGTTAATGTCCACAAGTGGGCTTAAATATAATGCCATATTTTTTTCTCCTTTATATCTATTTTATAAAATAGATAAGCTAATATTATTCTACACCTTATTTATATATTATTTATATTTTTATAGCTCTTCTACTTCAAAATAATCATAATTAAAGTTTACCATACATTCTAATGATATATCGCCTTCTCTTTGGTTCATTGAAACCTCACCTAAAGTAGTTGGCCATATACCAACAAATGTTATATTTAAAATTTTTGTTTTAAAATTATTTAAAAGAATTAATGATGCATCAACTTTAAAATTAATTTCTCGTTCCATCATTTTATCTTTATTATTATTTATATATGCCATCCAATCAAAAAGAAGTTTCCAATTTTGAAAATAATCATCTACAACAAAATTTACTAACCATTGATCAAATTCTAAAGGCGATTGAACACCCTTTACTTTAGTATTTTGCCACATTTTTTCTTCTGAATTTAAACTAATAGAAGGAACAACAGCACCAAAAATATTCATAACTAAAGGAACACTACCTGATGTTGTTGTTTGAGTTGGTAGCACTGGAAACGACAAAACAAAATTTGTCGGAGCTGCTTTATTCAAACTTATATTTGCATCACCACAAAGTCCCATTATGGTCCAAATTCCTCCATTTTAGTTATTGTATTCCCATCTTCATCTTTCCAACCTATTATTAAATTTCTTATACCACCAGAAGGAGCTGCTGAAACTGTTGAAGATGTAAATGATCTAGATTCAAACACATCTTCATTTGTATAATAACTAGTTATAATTTCTTTGATAATTCCTGAATTTGAAATTGGTTTAAATAAATAAGTTTCCACTAAGAAATCAATTGTATAGTTAATAACTCTATAATCCTCATCAGCCATTTCAAGTGAAACTTCTGGAGTACAGCTTTGAAATATAACTTTTATATCATACGCACAGTCAAGTTCTGGTATATTCATTTTAACATATATAAAAGGATCAAACCAAGGTAAAATTTGTTCAAGTATTTGATCTATATCACTCATATGTAATGACCATATATTTAATGTAAATGTTAAATTATATGGAACTGGTAAAAGATATCTTGATACTGATCCACCATCTACATCGGTTGAGCTTGTTATTTGATAACCAGAATTAATTTTTCTATCTGCCGCATAATCAATTGCAGATATCCAACCAGTTATCATTGGTAACATTTGATCATCTTTTCTTTCATGTAACCAATACCAAGTTTTTTCTTTAACTGCTAATTTTATAGGAACCTCTATATATTTAGAAATAGTAGTACCATCTCTTTCATACCTAGCAATATTTATCTCATTAAATATATCTAGAAATTGAATGATTGTTTTTCTAAATGCTTTATAATAATAATATTCTCTAGCCATTTAATAACTCTATTTATATCTTTTTATTTGATCATTACATTCTGAACAATGTAATACACCATCAGCATCATCATGTATTGATGTTTCTTTATAAACACCTTTTTTACATTTCTCACATTTCTCACCTGTCATGTCTACAGTTTCATTTATAGCTTTCTTATAAGCATCATTAATGCCATGTGTCCATTTAAACTGCTTATCTTTCTTATCTTTGATCTCATCTATTTTTTCTTTATCGTATTCAAGAACTTTTTTATAAGCATCGTTTACTTTTTCTTCATAATCATAATCTCTAGTCATTATTTTAATCTCCTATTATTTAAAAATTCCCATAAATTGAATTATCGTAATCAATTATTTCATCACTTTCTTCTTCTATAAATTTATTATCACCATAAGCTGTCAATGGTTGAGTGGTTGTGTCTGGATTTAACTCTGGTGATGGATCTCTATTAAATTGTGTTATATCATCTGGACCAACATTATTACCAATAGATTGTGATTGATCGCTAAATCTAAATGGTTTCAAAATAAACGACCATATTTGTTTATTCAAATGAAAAATATGTGCCTCTTCATCAACATCAGCTATCTCATATACTCTATTATTCCATATTGTTTTAATAACATCGCCGGGTTTAGGACTATATCCACCACTAACATCTCTTGTAAAAGTAAACTTTGGCATTAAAGCATATTGTATTTGTTCCTCTGAATTAATACCAAAACCTGTTGTCATTGTCGGTTCTTCTGTTACATCATAAACAATTTTAGTTTCTTTTGGTGTCATATAACTTGTATTTGTTGATTCACCATACAAATCATCCATTTCAATACTCTCATCTCTTATATAATACTCTATTCTTATTCCAGCAATATCAGTAAATTCAGTAATATATCCTTTGAACAAATCTTGTTCAACATTACTAGAAATATCATATAATTCCCACTCATTTGATCCAATTTTACCCATTTTTCAATAAATCCATTTGTGTTTTCATTATTTGTTCTACAATGCCTTCAAGAAGAACAATTCTTCTTTCAAGTTTTTTTACTATATTGCTTTCGTTTTTTGACTTAACTTGTTTTTTTGGTTTTCTTGTTTTTTTATATTCTTGCATTTGTGAATCAAATTCTTGCCAACTAGTATCTTCTTTTGATTCACCTAATGATGTGTTTTGTGCCATACTACCACCAATACCACCATCTGGATTTTCAGGTGTTGGCTGTGATATTTTTATTGGTTTTGATGCTGAACCATTTTCTAACATTTTTTTATATGCATCTAATGCTGACATAAATTATATACCTCTATTGTTTATTTATACTAAGTAAGATAAAAAATTAAATTTGTTGTTGTGTTTATATATTCTGGTTCTCTCCCAAGTCGCTCATTAATAATTGAAACAACTTGATCAAATATTGTCCAATTCATTTCAAGTAGTTCTAATTGAATGTTTATGTCTGTAGGAGATTTAGAACTAGAACTTGAACTTTCAGAACTTTGACTTGAGCTGGATTCACTACTTGAACTTGAGCTAGATTCACTACTTGAGCTAGATGATTGTGAACTTTGTGAACTAGATGAACTTCTAATAGAAGAACTAGATGATTCACTTGAAGATGATTCACTACTTGAGCTAGATGATTGTGAACTTGAACTTGAAGACATTGAACTTGAACTTGATGATTCTGAGCTTGAAGAACTAGAACTTTGTGAACTTGAAGAACTAGAAGATGATATTGAACTTGAGCTTGATGAACTTTCAGAACTTGAAGAACTTTCACTACTTGAGCTTGAACTGGATTCACTTGATGAACTTTCAGAACTTTGTGAAGAACTTGAACTTGAGCCTGAACTAGAACTTGATACTGATTGTGAACTAGAAGAACTTGATTGTGAACTAGAAGAACTTGATTGTGAACTAGAAGAACTTGATTGTGAACTAGAAGAACTTGATTGTGAACTAGAACTTTGTGAAGAAATAGAACTTGATGAACTAGATTCAGAACTACTGCTTGATGAACTCTCAGAACTGGAACTTGAACTTTCACTACTTGATGAACTCTCAGAACTTGAACTTGACGAACTTTCAGAACTAGAACTTGACGAACTTTCAGAACTAGAACTTGATTCACTTGAACTAGAACTTTCAGAACTTTGTGAACTTGAGCTTGAAGATATTGAACTTGAAGAACTTGATTCAGAACTTGAGCTTGAAGAACTTTGTGAACTTGAACTAGAAGACATTGAACTTGAAGAACTCGATTCAGAACTTGAGCTAGAAGAACTTTCTGAACTTGAGCTTGAGCTTGATTCAGAACTAGAACTTTGTGAACTTGAACTTGATGAGCTTTCAGAACTACTGCTTGATTCACTACTTGAGCTTGAACTTGAACTGGATTCACTTGATGAACTTTCTGAACTTGATTCACTACTTGAGCTGGAAGATTCGGAACTTTGTGAACTAGAACTTGAAGATGTTGAACTAGAACTAGATTCTTGTGAACTAGAAGAACTAGTAGATGCGGAAGAACTAGAACTTTCCTGGCTAGAACTACTACTTTCAGAACTTGAACTTGATGAACTTTCAGAACTACTGCTTGATGAGCTTTCAGAACTTGAACTTGAAGAACTCTCAGAACTACTGCTTGATGATTCTGAACTTGATGAAGATTCGCTACTTGAACTAGAACTTTGACTACTTGAGCTTGAGCTTGATTCACTACTTGAACTTGATGAGCTTTCAGAACTACTGCTTGATGATTCAGAGCTTTGTGAACTTGAGCTTTGTGAACTTGAAGAACTAGATTGTGAACTTGAACTTGAGCTTTGTGAACTGGAACTTGAGGAACTCTCAGAACTTGAACTCTCAGAACTTGAACTTTCAGAACTACTGCTTGATGAACTTTCAGAACTACTGCTTGATGAACTTTCAGAACTACTGCTTGATGAACTTTCGGAACTACTGCTTGATGAACTCTCAGAACTTGATGAACTTTCAGAACTACTGCTTGATGAACTTTCAGAACTACTGCTTGATGAACTTTCAGAACTACTGCTTGATGAACTTTCAGAACTACTGCTTGATGAACTCTCAGAACTTGATGAACTCTCAGAACTTGATGAACTTGAACTTTGACTAGATGATGAACTAGATTCACTACTTGAACTTGAAGAACTTTTACTAGATGAACTAGATTCTGATGAACTTGAGCTTGAGCTTTCGGAGCTACTGCTGGAAGAGCTTTCGGAGCTTGAAGAACTTGAACTTTCAGAACTTGAGCTTGATGATTCAGAACTTGATGATTCAGAACTTGATCTAGATTCACTACTTGAGCTTGATTCACTACTTGAAGAACTAGATTCGGAACTTGAGCTTGAAGAACTTTGTGAACTTGAGCTTGAAGACATTGAACTTGAAGAACTAGATTCGGAACTTGAACTTGATGAGCTTTCAGAACTTGAACTTGAAGAACTAGATTGTGAACTTGAGCTTGAAGAACTTTGTGAACTTGAACTAGAAGACATTGAACTTGAGCTTGATGATTCAGAACTTGAACTTGATGAACTTTGTGAACTAGAAGATTCTGAACTTGAGCTTGATGAGCTTTCACTACTTGAACTTGAAGATTCACTACTTGATGAGCTTTCACTACTTGAGCTTTCACTACTTGAACTTGAAGATTCACTACTTGAAGAACTGGAGCTTTCAGAACTTGAGCTTGATGAACTTTCAGAACTTGAGCTTGATGAACTTTCAGAACTTGAGCTTGATGAACTTTCTGATGAACTTGATGATTCAGAGCTTTGTGAACTTGATGAACTAGATTGTGAACTTGAACTAGATTCTTGTGAACTTGATGAACTAATAGATTTACTAGAACTTGAACTTTGTGAACTTGAACTTAAACTTTGTGAACTTGAACTTGAAGATTCTGAACTTGAAGATTCTGAACTTGAACTAGAACTTTCACTGCTTGATGAACTAGAACTTTCACTAGATGATGAACTAGATTCAGAACTTGAGCTTGATGAACTTTCAGAACTACTGCTTGATGAACTTTCAGAACTACTGCTTGATGAACTTTCACTGCTTGATGAGCTTTCAGAACTTGAGCTTTCAGAACTTGAGCTTTCAGAACTTTTACTACTTGAACTAGATTCACTACTAGAACTTGAACTTTCTGAACTTGAAGAACTTGAGCTTTGTGAACTTGATGAACTAGATTGTGAACTTGATGAACTAGATTGTGAACTACTGCTTGATGAACTCTCACTACTTGAACTTGATGAACTTTCAGAACTACTACTTGAACTAGACTCACTACTTGAACTTGAACTTTCACTACTTGAACTTGAACTTTCACTACTTGAACTTGATGAGCTTTGTGAACTTGAAGAACTAGATTGTGAACTTGAAGAACTAGATTGTGAACTACTGCTTGAAGAACTTTCAGAACTACTGCTTGAAGAACTTTCAGAACTACTGCTTGAACTAGACTCACTACTTGAACTTGATGAGCTTGAGCTTTCCGAGCTTGATGAGCTTGAACTTTCTGAGCTTGAACTTGATGAACTTTCACTACTTGAACTTGATTCACTACTTGAACTTGATTCACTACTTGAACTTGATTCACTACTTGAACTTGAACTTGATTCACTACTTGAACTTGATGATGATTCACTACTTGAACTGGATTCACTACTTGAGCTTGAGCTTTGTGAACTTGAACTAGATTCTTGTGAACTTGAAGAACTAATAGATTTACTAGAACTTGAACTTTGTGAACTTGAACTTAAACTTTGTGAACTTGAAGAACTAGATTGTGAACTTGAGCTTGAGGAACTTGAGCTTTGTGAACTTGAGCTTTGTGAACTTGAAGAACTAGATTGTGAACTTGAAGAACTAGATTGTGAACTTGAACTTGAACTTTGTGAACTAGAACTTTCTGAGCTTGAACTTGAACTTTGTGAGCTTGAGCTTTGTGAACTAGAACTTGAACTTGATGAATAAAGATCATCACAACCATCATATACAATAAAATTATCTGCGTTCATATTTACTGTTGTTGATGAAGATGTTAAAAGATGTATAAACGACATTTCCACAAATAAAGGATCAGAAGATGTATTTACAAATGTATAACCATTAGTATTACCATTCCATTCCCATTGTGAGTTTGTCCAATGGTATGCTTTAATTGTAGAACCAGTTTTTGTTAATCTTAATTTACCAGATGTGGCTGCAGATGTACTTGCCCATATACTACCCTCTCCACTAGCCCATAGCATATATGAATTATTAGAAGAGCTTCTGGCTCTATAAATTGAATAAATTGAACCATCAGATTCTACTACTCTAAAAGCAAATCCATTTGGATCCGAGATATCACTGGCATCTAAAGTAGTAACATCAAAATCCACTCTAATATCAAAATCACCACCAAGACCCCAACCACTTTGACTATTTCTAGCTCTAATAAAAGGCACTTTAGATATTGTACCAGTGTAATTAAAATTAAGTTTATTAGATTGTATACTTAATGCAACTGGATCAAAATCATACTCTTTCCACTTATAAGGATCAGGTGAATCACCATCAACTCCATCAAAATCATCATCAAATGTACAAGGTGTTCTGCTTGAACTACTTGAGCTTTCTGAAGATGCTGAACTTTGTGAACTTGAACTTGAAGATTGGGAACTTGATGAGCTTGATGATTGTGAGCTTGATGAGCTTGATGCCGAACTTGAAGAACTAGATTCAGAGCTTGAAGAACTACTAGATTCAGAACTTGAAGAACTACTAGATTCAGAACTTGAGCTTGATGATGATTCCGAACTAGAACTAGATTCAGAGCTTGAGCTTTCAGAACTTTCAGAACTTGAGCTTGATGAACTTTCAGAACTTGAGCTTGAAGAACTTTCTGACGAACTAGAACTTGAACTTTCAGAACTACTGCTTGATGAACTTTCAGAACTACTGCTTGATGAACTTTCAGAGCTTGATGAACTTTCAGAACTACTGCTTGATGATTGTGAACTTTCAGAACTACTGCTGGAAGAACCTTCAATACCTTCAAATATAACATCATCTGTATCTGTCCATTCTACAGCATCAGTATCTTTAAATACTACTGCTGTTTCTGTTGAAGAAGAACTTTCACTACTTGAGCTAGATGAACTTTCTGAGGAACTTGAACTACTTTCAGAACTTGAACTAGATTCACTTGAGCTTGATGAGGAATCACCACCAACTTCACTACTACTGGTCCAAGAAACATCTTCAGTATCTCTAAAATCAATATCAGGAGTATCTTTAAACCAAGCATCTATCATTTTATCTAATTCCTCTAAAAATTATCTAACTTACTGTATATTATTTATCTTTTTATAAGCATAAAAATAGACTATCTTTTATAAAAAAGAGTAATCTATCACAATATTCATTATTTGCCTAATTTTACAGCTTTTTGATCAACTTTATCAATTAAATCCATCATTTCAATATCAGTAAGTTTTCCTTTTTTAGTATCCTTTTCTATACTAGATAAAAATTTAGTAAGAGCATTTTTATCTTTTGCACTTACTATTTGTTCTACATATTTTTTCCATAATTTTGATTTTGCCTTTCCATATAAAGGGCTTTCAATTAAAAGTTTATCAATTTTTTCTAATAATATATTATTTTCCATTTATTTTTCCTCTAGTTTATATTTCTGTAATTCTTTTACTATGTCTATCATTATTTTCTTCATTATATCAACATAACCTTTACCTAGAAAATTTAAATTTGTTAGATTAGTGATTGCTGGATGACCACCACTTTGAGACATTATAACATCCCATGCACTAATACTTATCTTATTTAAAATTTGTTTTTGTTTATAACTTAAATCTCTAAATTGTCTGTTTGTTATGTCCTTTACTAAATTATTCCAACTGCCTGTACTTTCTAAATCTATACCTTTAACTTGATTTGGTTTAAAAGTATTTAAAAAATCATCAAATGTATAACCGACCGCACCTTCTAATCCTTTTTTAGATATTTCCATCTCATATGTTCTTTTCAAATAACCTAATTCAATTTGTTTTTTCTTGAGCATGCCTTCATACTTTTTCATTATTTTACCTAATACAAGATTACCTAAATGAACTGGAGTATCACCCCCTTTAAAGGGATTTTTTGATGCCTGACCCAATCCAAGTGGCCCTCCTATACAAAGCAAATCAGCAGTTGGACGATTTTTGAAAACGGTACATCTATCATATTGTTTTCGCTTACCCATCGCGCCGCCACCACAT